TGGAGTTTTAATTGATTCACGTGAACTTCATTATGATGCACTTAATGATGCACTACGTAAAGTTGGTGAAGAATTCGTAATTACACGGGAAGAACACCTGAGTAAGTATGATGGTTTGAACACAACCAAAAAACTGAAGATGTTGACCGAACAAAAAGGTCTTCCCGTTTCAACATACGACCAAGTCTGGCGTGATAAGCAAGAAGCGACCTTTAATCTTGTTCGTGGTTTCTGTAAAGAGTATATGTTACAGACTATCTTCCGTCAGATTAAAGCCCGTGGTTATAAAATTGCTGTTGCATCAAATTCTGTCCGTGAGACTGTAAAATTATCTCTACTAAGTATTGGTGTGATGGACGAAGTTGATTATTATGTCAGTAATGAGGACGTGTCTCGTACAAAGCCATATCCAGAAATGTACTGGAAATGTATGACTGCACTCAATGCACTTCCCAAGAATACAATTATTGTTGAAGATAGTCACATTGGACGCCAAGGCGCATTGGACTCTGGAGCACACCTGCTTGCGGTCGAAAATGCAAAAGAAGTTAACTCTGAATATATGATGCAAAGGATTTATGACCTTATGAACACGATTGAAGGTACAAGTAAAAAGTCTCTTCCATGGAGAGACAAAAAACTAAATGTTTTGATTCCAATGGCTGGCGCAGGCTCACGTTTTGCACAAGCTGGATACACTTTCCCTAAACCACTCATCGAAGTACGTGGTAAACCAATGATTCAAGTTGTGGTTGAGAACCTGAATATTGAAGCAAACTACATTTTCTTGGTTCAAAAAGAACATTATGAAACATATAATCTAAAGTACCTATTGAACCTAATTGCACCAGGTTGCAAAATTGTTCAAGTTGATGGTCTGACTGATGGCGCCGCTTGCACCACTTTGCTCGCTAAAGAACTTATTGACAATGATGCACCGTTGGTTATGGCTAACTCCGACCAGTTTGTTGAATGGAACTCGAATGAATGTCTCTATGCTTTCTCTGCCGATTCTATCGATGGTGGTATTCTCACATTCAAAGCAACTCATCCAAAATGGTCTTATGCTAAATTAGATGAAACTGGATTTGTTTCAGAAGTTGCTGAGAAGAAGGTGATTTCAGATGAAGCAACAGTTGGTATTTACTACTGGCGTCACGGTTCAGATTATGTTAAGTATGCTGAACAAATGATTTCTAAAAACATTCGTACTAATGGTGAATTCTATACTTGTCCAGTTTTCAATGAAGCTATTGCTGATGGTAAAAAGGTTCGTGTCAAAACAATTGATAAGATGTGGGGTATCGGTACACCTGAAGACCTAAATTACTTCTTGGATAACCATAAGGAATAAAATGATTTTATTTGATGTTGGCGCTCACCATGGGCAAGATTCATTAAACATAACACAACATAATCCAGATGTTATCTGTTATGCATTTGAGCCTACTCCAGAACTCGCTAGACTTCTCCGTATTGCCGCAGAAGCACGAAACATGAAAGAACGGTATCATGTTTTCGAACATGCTATTTCAGACTTTGATGGTGAAGCAGATTTTCACATGGTCGAAAATGATACTGGTTCAGCATCATTGAATGAGTTTGCTGATAATTTGAAAGAAACATGGCCAGGTCGAAACGATTTTAAAGTTCGTGGTTCAAAGAAAGTTAATGTGTATAGACTTGATACTTGGTTATCAATTTTTGCATCGGATGTTACACAAATTGACCACTTACACATTGATGCACAAGGCTGTGACTTAGCTGTACTTAGAGGCCTCGGCGATAAACTATCAATGGTACAATCTGGTGTTGTTGAAGTTCCACAAGAGGATAAACTGAGACTTTATAAAGGTCAACACACCAAACAAGAAGCACTTGACTTTTTGGAACAGAATGGTTTTGTGATTGATAAAATTACTTCACAAGAAAATGAAGACAACTTATATTTCGTGAGAAAAAAATGAACGTAGCACTTCTACTAACCGGACATATGAGATGTTGGGAACAGGTTTTCCCCAACACTAAACATCACATCATCGACAAATATAATCCCGATATCTTTATCGACACTTGGGATTCTGAGGCATATTGGGACCCACATTCTTCTAAGGGTATCACAGAAGGTGGACCGAAGTTGGACATTACTGCTGTAGAACAAGCATATAAACCGGTTTGTATGAATGTTGAACGCTTTGAAGAATTTGAAGAAAATTTCTTAACAAGAGCAAAACAGTTTGAAACGTTTTATCATGTTCCGAAGAATCAAGTTTCGATGTGGTTTAAAGTTGGTCGTGGTATGCTTTCCGTTGAAGAACACATGATGCTGTCGGGGAAAACATACGACCTTGTAATTCGTATGCGTCCGGATTTATATTTCAATGAGCCACTGCCAGATTTTAATCCAGATAAATTCTATACATTGGGATACAAAAATCATATGGGACAGGGAACTTCCGATATGATTCAGGTCGGAAATTTCTTCACTATGAGTTTATTCTGTAAGGTATCATATCATTTGCCACATCTTTACAAAGAAACTGGTTTGCTTTGTCCACATGTTATCTCTGAGCATTTCATTCGTAGGCTTGGACTACCATGGGAAGAGTTTATGATTAACAAAACAATTATGCATACACCACTCGGTGAATATAAACATAAGAGTTTGTATCAATGAAATACATTGCACATCGTGGACTATTTCAAGGTCCAGATAAACAAAAAGAGAATCATCCCGATCAGATTCGCAAAGCATTGAAGAAACGATATGATTGTGAAGTCGATGTTTGGTGGAAGTCGGATGGTTGGTGGCTTGGACATGATGAACCACAATATAAAGTTGATGGTTCTTTCATCGGTCAACAAGGTCTCTGGTTGCATTGTAAAAATCTTGATGCACTTTATGAACTGTCAACTGCACCTTTTAAATACACTTACTTTTGGCATCAAGAAGACGATTTCACTTTAACATCATCACAACATATTTGGACCTATCCAGGGAAACACCTAACTAATAACTCTATTGCTGTTATGCCAGAAAACTTGCCTGAGTATTGGGAATACGTGAAGAAATTAGATATTTTTGGAGTATGTACAGATTATGTTGAAAAATTCATCGATGAAACTCGCACTATGCCTGTCGGGTCAACCGAGAAGTTACGCTAAAGCGTTCGAATATATTGAACGAAACTTATTGGATCATTATGATGTGGATGTTTTCATACATTCATGGAAATCAAAATCCAATTTAAATCATGCAAAAACATTTGAATATATTTCTGGACTTTATGGTCCGGTAACAATATTCTTTGACCCCGAACTTTCGTCAAACATCAACTCGGATATGCATGTACCGAATGCATCACATCCAGCAAACTTCTGTACCTCAATGTTCTATTCAATTTATAGAGCAAATGACTTCAGGATTCGCCACCAGACGCTGAATGATGTAAAATATGATTATGTCATACGTTCAAGATTTGACTTCGCACTCAATAAAGTAATTGATTTCGGTACACTCGAAAAGGGTAAAGTCTACATCTCAAAAGATACTGACGGTCCGAATCCATTGTTAAACGACCAGTTTGCTATTGCTGATCCGGACACAATGAACGTATATGCTTCAACCTTTCTAAATCTCCGTCAACTCTACAATTCTGGTGTTCCTCTTTGTGGACACGAAATGCTACAGGAACAATTAACGAGAAACAATGTGCCGGTTGAAAGAATCGATATCGATCACCCATTCACCGATGGAAAATTCAACATCGGAAGGCACTCTTTAATCAGAGAAGACATTGATAAATTCGTGGATATTAAGATTTGGGGTTACTAAATAATATATAGTCACAGCGTACTAAACCGAGGATTTAATGCTACCTTTTTCCCGTTATTTAATTGAACAAGAAGACCCCGAAGAGGGTGCAAGCCGTCAGATTAAACATCTCACGCACGTGGAAGATCGACCCCTACAGAATGGTGAAAAGGGTGCTAAACATGCTATCGCTTCACTTACTTCTGCCGCTGAACACATTCAACAAGGTAAAAAGACTTCAGAACTGACCACCAAATATGATGGATCACCAGCTATTGTTTATGGACATCATCCAGAGAATGGTAAGTTTTTCGTAGCATCGAAATCTGCTTTCAATAAGACACCAAAGATTAATTACACAAATGCTGACATTGAAAAGAATCACGGCCACGCACCGGGTCTGGTGGGTAAACTAAAAGATGCACTGAAGCATTTACCAAAAGTTGCACCAGAGAAAGGTGTCTATCAGGGTGACATGATGTTCTCACAAGATGATAAAACACCAGCTAAAGGTGGTGGAGTATCTTTTCATCCTAATCCATCTGGTTTGACATATACTGCACACGGCACTCATGCGGCCACAGTTAAGAAAGCTAAGATTGGTGTTGTTACACATCTTTCTTATAAAGGTAAAGATGCCACCAGTTTAAATGCAAACCATGAAGTTGACCACGAAAACTTCAAACAACATCCAGATGTATTCTCGGTCGACCCAAGAATGGACACTTCAAAGGTGCATTTTGGTCCTAAAGACCGTGCTGAATTCAACAAACACATTTCAGCCGCACA